CGTTCTGAACCGGAATGGTTACCGAGTTAATCGTGAGTGTCCCGCCGTAGCCGGCTGTGTATGTCGTTGGCATCGTTTAACTTTCGTCGTGGGTAAGGAATGTCGTGGTAACTACGATAATTCGTTCAGCATCGCCCGTACCGTCATCGGGTACAGCGTCGAGCGTTCTCATGTTGATATCAACCATCCGGAAGGTAATGGAGCCCTCGGTCACACTAATGGCGAATGCCTCGGTAATGTCGTCGGCTACAGCCATTGCTTCCGCTACTGTCCCGGCGACGCAGGAGAAGTTGACCGACAGCGTGACCATGTTCGTGACGGTGTTCGTGGTCTGCGCCCATGCGGCAGAGGTGAACTCGTAAACGACATACGGCAGCGGATCGCCCTGCCGACGCCAGCGCGGCGACAACTCAGCCACGCCGATGCGCGTCTTTAGATAGTCGTACAGCGCTTCCGTAATGGTCTTTAGGCTTCTACTTGTTGCCACGCAGAGCCTCCTTGCACGCTTGGAGGATGTAGTCGCGCAAGTTCTTCGTGATCTCGGGCAGCATCCGCGACGCTACAGCCCGGGAACGCCACGCTCCCGGGATCTGCTTTGCTGTGGCGGTCTTTCGCGCCTCAGTGCGTGCGGAGCGCTCTGCGACGAACGCAGGCGCTGCATCACGGGCCGCAGCAAAGACTGCGCGGAGTTTGCCGCTACGTTCTGCCTTTGGCGCCTTGAGCGCAGCCGGGCGGTTTTGCTTAATGATCGCCCGGTAGGTGGCTTGCTCTGCTTTGACGCCCTTACTAAAGTTGGCGTAAGCCTTGGATCCCTTGGCGTAGTGCCGGAATCCACCTTCCAACAAGTGCCAAATCTTCTGCCGGCCGCCCGCACCGGTGCCGCCACTCTTCCCGTACATGACGCCTACACGGCCGGTGATCCCGGCGCTTGTTCCACCGCCAGCGCGTCGGACATCGATGCGGGTTGCTTTATTGATTGCCCCACGATGAAGCGGCTTACCGCGATACCCAGCTGCTACCCAAGTCTGACGGAGTGCAGCGCGCACTGGGTCAAGCGCTTTTCGCATCGATCGCTTAATTACGTTTTGTGCAACTTTGGGCCCAAGACGAGCCAACGCGGCGCGGACGTTGCCGTCGCGGAACTGCGTCTTTAGGGTTACCTGGGTGGCTTTCATTCGACTTCCTCCGTCGCTTCGATCTCAAGACGTCGGCGCTTTTGGTCACGATCAAAGCAGGCGCGGATGTTGAACACGCGCTCTGTGCCGTTGTCCAGGTAAAGCAGTCGGCTGTTCGTGGTCACGGCAGGATGCCAAGCGGCCAGGATGCGCCAGTCGGAGCGGGCGTTAACGCCAAGATCGCCGATTACTTCGTTCGTTCGTGCCGAGTCAATGTGGCAAGCAATCTTGGCGACGCTCAGCCATGAGACTTCTGCCTGTCCGACGCTGTCGATGGTTCGCACGGGATTCTGTACCGTCATCGAAAGCCTCAGCATTCCGGATGGGACGTGCCCAGCCATTATCCGATTCCCTTGCCCATCATGCCTGTGATGCGATCCCAGTAGGTCGAGTCGAGCGCGATGGTGTCATCGCCGCGGCTTGCAACATGGTGCGCGACGCGTTGCAAGAGCGCCATTTCGAGCAGCGGGTTGAGCGCTGCGTTCCCGGCCGTCACGGTCAGGGTGACCGGGTAGGTCAGGTTGTCGATTTCCATATCGACGTAGACCAAGCCATTGATTTGGATCTTCGCGCACGTGCCAGTAAGCGGTACCGTCGTGCTGTCGCTGTAGACGGCCGTAGTGCCCGCCAGGTCGCCTTGGCGCTCAAGACGGAGGTACAGACCTCCGTAGATTGTCACGGGCGCTGCGGGCACCCACTGCGTCCTGGTGACCGACTCCACGCACCACCCTGTGCGCTCTTCCAATTCGCGTACTGCGGCTGCCCATGCAATGCCAATGCTCACATCGTCTTCGGTGTGAGGGATCCTCGCCCAACCTCGAAACTTTGCTAGATCTAAAGCCATTGTTCCTCGCTGAGGGGGGGTGGGGCCGAAGCCCCACCCACCCAAAGGATGAGAGGATCATTACGCGATGTTGGACACGCGCAGTTGGACAAGCGCATCGCCGCGGGTGATGTTCGCATTAGCGAACGACATCGCGGTGTACTTCACCTGTCCAGTCGTGGCCAACGTGATGTCGTCGCGGATCATCCCGATTCCTGCCCACTCGCGGATGCTGTAGGACTCGCGGATGTCTCCAACCACTGCCATTACGGTCTTGATAGTTGCACTTGCAGTTGCAACGTTCACCGGGATGTACGGCGTTACGTAGACCGGGAGGCCCATGAGCGTAAACGGTGCTGCATTCCTGATGCCAGCATCAGCAGAAGGAACAAACAGCGGCACATTGTTCACGATGATGCCAGCGATCGCTGCGTAGACGTCTTGCGGAATGATCCAAGCGCATGTTGGACTGTTCCAGTAAGCCGCTGGCAGAGTCTCGTAGCGCATCTTGGTGAGATTCGCAATCGTCACTGCCGAATCCGAAGTTGCAGCAGTCACCTTCTGTGCGCGCAAATTGGTGTTGCTTGCGCACGATGCACCAGTGCGAACGCCAGTGGTCGTGGTTGCAGGATCAAAGATGCCAGTTGGCATATTGGTTCCCGTGCCTCCCATGAATGCGAAGGCCTGATTTTTGCTCAGCTTTTTCTGCAAGTCCATCATGACTTCGGCTTCCACGTCAAAATTCGCTTGGCGCAACAGCGTCTGCGAAACCTGAGTGGTAGGTGAGCACAACTTCGGAGGCAACAGCACTTCAGCAAGTGCCATGTCATTGGTTACAGCAGTGCCACCTTCAGCGATCCACGAACCAGTGCCGCCACCGTAAGCAGCGCTGGTCTGCGTGTTGTAGCGGAGCGATGGGTAGCCAGTGACTCCACCGCGATAATCAGCCAACGAGCGCATGAAATCTTGGCTATCGAGGTACTTCAGAATCTCTGTCTCGTAAACGGCAGGCACCATGATCGTGCCAGCAGCGGTTGCAGGAGTGGTTGCGGTTGAGAGTGCACGCACTTCAGGTGCAGCGCCACCCTTCAACCAACCGATGAACTGGTCGCGGTACTTCTTGGTGTCGCGCTCTTCGCGTCCGAGTTCCATATCGCGCTTGGCGATGATTTCGACGGCGCTTGAAGATGCGAAACGCTCGCGCATTTGCGCGGAACGGATCTCGGCTTCAACGGTTGCGAGTTCGTTTGCGACTTCATGGCCGCGGGCTTCGACTTCCACGGTGAGTGAGTCTTGTGCGAGAATGGAATCGCGCTCTGCGGTGAGCGCCTTACGGCTTTCAAAGAGTTCGGACAGTTTCATAGCGGCATCCTTAAACGCAGACGAAGACGGGCTAAGCCCGAATGAATGTTGCGGGCTTCGGCGCTCGTCTGCGGATAAGCGCCGTTTTCTACGATTGAGACCTCTAACAGCCTCACCTGGGTGAGTGTTCGTGTGCTGCCACTCCAAGAATCGGAGATGACGTTGAAGCCAAACGACATCTCACTGAGGACGTTGGCGTCCACTAGTGCGCGGATGTCCTTGGCGCGTTGTGTGTCGGGGAGCGTGACTTCAAACGCCAGGCCGTGTGCGTCGCTGTTCAGTTGCAGCAGTCCGCTCTTGGTGTTGGCGAGTAGGTCGCGCGAATCATGACCGACAAGCAGCGAGATGTTGGAGCGGAGCGAGTTGTCGAACGCGCCGCGGGCGACCTTCTCAGTAAATGGCTTGCCGCCATTGAGGCCGCGGACGGTGAGCGGATGGCTTGGAGCGTCGTACACGCTGGCGTAGCCACCGATCTTGTCGCCTTGCATACTGATCTTGGCGGTACGGATTTCAAGCAATGTCTTCACCTCCATCGATGTTCTCGGTGGCGTTGTCGCCTTGCATGGCGCTCATTCCGCCTGGCATGGACACACTTGGGATGTCGAACTGTTCGCCGGCAATCGGAGGCAAGCCCATGCGCTTCCGGCCGTCGTTCGGTGAGAGGATCCCGGCGAGGACGAGTTTTGACAGCGCCATGCCGGCATCGCGCATATTGCCGCGGAGCAGGACGTCGGTATCGAGCCTTGCGTGTTCGCCGGGCCCGCAGAGTTTGCGCGTGATCTCCGACTCCCACGCGGTAACCCATTGGGCGAGTGCGCCGTCAACGTAGGCGCGTGCGGTTTCGGATTGTGAGGACAGCGCCCCGCCGCCCTGCTGGTAAAGCATTTCGGGCGGTACGCCGAATGCGCGGGCGATCTCTTGGATCGAGAACCGGCGCGACTCAATGCTAGTTGTGGTTGATTCAGCGCTGATGCGCTCGGCCTTCATGCCTTCGCGCAGGATCAGCGGGCGCGATGCACCCTCCGCGGTTGCGTGCATGGTTTGCCAGGCGTCGCGGATGGCTTGCACCGTCTGATCGGACATCGCGCCAGGGTGAGAGATCGAAACCTTGCCGGTGCTACCGGTGCGAATCAGGCTCTTGTGGGCTGCGTCCTGGTCTGCCGCCAATTCCATGGCGAACCGACAAGACTCCATCGGCGACATATACCAACTCGGCGACAGCGGATCCGGATAGCAGCCGAGGTGTAGCACCTGGTCTGCCTTGAGGAGATTCCCGCCCAAGCGGTACTGAACACCCTCTTCGGTCAGTTCAACCGTGGACGTTCCGCTCGGAAGTGGTTGCAATTCGGCGACGGTGCCCGATGAATCACGGCGAATGAGTGCCAAACCGTTACCCGAATCAAGCGCGCACGTGGTCATGTAGCGCCGAAACTCGTAGCCCGACTGCCAGCGCGAGGCTTCCCGCGTCATCAACTGAGTGATCG